CTGGACTATCATACTTTGAGAATGTGTTATATAAATCATCAATCATTTTTTTATCTTTAACTCTTGCTAGACTGATTATATGTTGTTGATTTGGTAATTGATCTAAACCTAAATCTTTTAATATTAAATTGATTGGACCATATGCTATCTTTCCATATTTTGCGACAGCACCAATCAGTTCACCTTGCCAACCAGATAAATCTGCAAATGAGCGTAGCTGCATTGCAATTTCATCTTCGCCTTTACCATAAATGTATACATCTTTAGATGATAATATGTTAGAATCTTTTTTATCGGCCTTAACTCTAAACCCATTCCAAGTCATGGGCGGTCTTTTTTCACCAACATTATAATTTGTTTGATGAATGCCATTTAAAGTTTTCTTTAAAGATATTCCTACTAAATTTCTATCTTTTAATGCATTTAATAAATCACGATTCAAACAGTCTAATGTTTGACACTCAGAAATATCTAACTTGAATCCTTTTTTCACTGCCCATATATCAGCTGGCGACCATTTATTAATATTTGCAAATGGTACTTCCATTTTCTTGTTGAGTTCAGAAAATTTTTTATTGATCATATCAACAAGGTCAGATCCACGATGAAATATGTAATTACCTTGATTAAAAAGACCATCAACTAAAAATTTAGCAGTACGTTCATAATGTTTTAACCAAGCATCATCAGTTTGTGATATCATGTTCTCATCTGATTCGTCTACATTATAGATGTCTTTAACATCTTTATAATATTTTACCACTGCATTTTTATCAGCAACACCATATTTTGTATATACTGCACACCATAAACAAACCGAGGATTCATTCATCTTTGTGTTTTCTGCTCCTGCACCAGAACCGCCTCCACCACCTAAATCTTTACTCTTAGATATATTTTTTAAATAGTATTGTTTATTATTTTTATCTTTCAATACAATCGAGTTGTATCCTTTGTTATCACCAGGAATCAAAGCAGCAATTTTATCATAAACAGATTTTTCATATTTAAATACTACCGGAGAAGGACCAATGGCCATCTCAAATGCCTCTCCGTTTTTATATTTTTCCAATATAATCATTTTACGGTCAGGTCTATTTGCTGTTGGTTGTTTGAAGAAATCTGCGGCGGATAATGCTGCCATTATAAAAAGTCCTCTATGGTAAGTTTATCGTCGTCTATGTAACTACTGTTATTTTTTCTGAACACCCAAACAGGTTCAATAAAAACACTATTAAGTTCTTGGGTATTTGGTCGTGCAACCATTCGCATACCAATTTTACCTATGTAATTTGAACCTTCGAATGACTGAAATGTCTCTACCATATCGTCACATAGTTTAAGTCTTACACCACGGCGACTTCTAGGTTCTATGATATTTATCATCATATAACCATCACTCTTTATAGTTTTCCAAACCAAATTGGTGACTTTGAAAAAGAAATTATATTTCCATGCATCAAATGAATTGTATCTCGACCAAGATTGATCTTCAGTCTTGTTTGTTGTTGTTCCATATGTCTCGGTATCAAAGTATGGTGGTGAGGTGAAGTATAAATCAAACGTATCAATGTATAAATCCCAATTCACATCCTCACATGGTTTTCTCCATATCTTAACTGTCTTTGTACCAATGCACTCAAAGTAATCTTCCGATTCAGTCAAGACTGGTGTTGCACCTAGCAATTCTTCATAGGCAACACATTGTTTCTTATATACCTCAAACACTTCAGGATTTGGATCACAACCAACATATAGTTTTGTAGATGGTGTTGCATAGAAACCGGCAAGTCTGTCACCCCATCCGCAGGAGGTGTCTAGCACATTGACTGCTTCATGTTTCTCATAGATTGCCTTTGCTACAGACGGTTTAAACTGTGTTGCTGTGTATGTTCCTAGTCGAAATGATGAACGGAACGTTTTCTCATTTACACCAGAGTCTTCCATAACACCATTACGCCAGAAGATCCAATTCATTCTGGAAAGATTACCTTTATCGTTCCAAATTTCCATTGGTGCCAATGAGGCATTACTACCACACTTCATTCTGTTTTCTTGTTGAAAATAATCACTGACATCATTGAATGCATGTGTCTTATCAATTACACCCAAAGGTTTATCACTATACTTGTATTTGTAATCGTACCTTTCTTGTACGTCATCAAACTCTTTATATAAAGGTAAATGCGACTTCATACAAAAACGAATAAAAAGATTACCAAAATTATCTTTGTGTATTCTCTTTATTGGGAAAGGTATATTGTTTCTATGAACATACTCAGCAAGTGATTCTCTGATATCATCTTTTCGATAAGTGGTAATTAGATTTTGCCAACCATCAAATGATACTTCGGGTATTCCTCTGTCATCACAATTCTTAGAAAAATACTCAATTATTTCTTCATTAATCATACTTTAATATCGTCAAATGATTTCTTTTTGAATTTATTATCAACTTGTGGTTTACCTGAATCGACAATACCATTTTGTGCTTGTTGTTCAACATCATACAGTCTCATCTTTGATCTGTCAATACCTAGAACAAATCTTTTATGTAATGTCGGGTCAGAATATCGATTCTTTAATTGTTTCACCATTATTTGACCAAGTGCTTCGAGTTCCTCAGATGAGATAAGAGCGAACATGAGATCGGCAGTTGCTGGGAGTCCAAACGATTCACTTGTGTCCTCGAGGCCGGGGTCGCTGCTTGTGAAACCGCTCCTTGTGGTTTGAGTAGCAGAAACAATAGGAACACCAAATTCCACAGCCAATCCTCTGAGTTCTTCAGCGATTGCTTTAACGTAGGTATAGGAATTAACATTTGCGCCAGCCTTAATACGAGCTGAGCAACAAATATTGAGATAGTCAATAAAGATAATGTCAGGTACGAAATTACGTTTGAGATGTAATTCATTTAATAGTGTCCTGAAGTGAATTGAAGAAGCAGATGCAGTTGGGTATTCTTTGATAATAAGTTTACCCGTAGTCATCTGTTTTACTTTATTTACTTTTTTATCATATAAGTCTTTTGGCAACTCAGATAATTCATCAACTGTAACATTCAATAGATTGGCATCAATACGTTCTGCAATCTTTTCTTCTGCCATCTCTAATGTTATATATAACACATTTTTACCTTGTGTCATACAACCAGCAGCAACATGGCACATAAACAAGGACTTACCTACACCAGTACCCGCAAGTGCAATGTTTAGTGTTTTCTTAGGTAGACCACCTTTAGTTATCTTGTTGAAATAGTCTAGATCAAAAGGAATGCGTTGTTCAACACGATGATAGAATTCAAATCGACTATCTGAGTCATCTAGATAATCATGGCCAATTGAGTTGTCAAAACTTACTGCTAAGGCATCCGATAGTATCTTGGGAATCGCACCTTTCTCGTGAGTTTTGTCTTTTCCATCGAGAATAGAAATAGACCCCAATACAGCATTGTAAATTGCTTTCTCTTGGCAGAACAACTCTGACTTATCAATAAGCCATTCCATCTTGGTCTGCGTTTCCTTAGATGCCTCAATTTCTTTGATATAAGTTTCGCACTTCTCAACTTCTTCAGCCGAGATATTGTTCTTTTCTCTGATGGCAATACCGAGTGATTCAGTCGTTGGTGAAGTATTGTAATTTGTTGCGAATGATGAAATCTCATTATAAATTAATTTCTCAATTCGATTAGTGAAGTATTCAGACTTTAGAAATGGTAAAACTTTTCTTAAATATTCTTCATTGTAAATCAAATTTTTCAGTATCGTCGTTTCCAGATTCATCAATAATATCCTGTTCTAAGTTTCCCGACATGAGTTCTACAAGAAAATCACCAAGATAATTTTTGAAGGCCTTATCCTTCTCTAATTTTTTTGGTTTATCAACTGTAGATTCTAACACATCGTAAGCAAAAAGTAAATGAACACCATCACTTTCTTCTTTAAATTTTACTTTACCGTATTTAAAAGTGGTGTCGGTATATTGTCCTTTTAGTAATTTGATATGTACATCGGTTTCATTTCCTTTTGGGTAAATAAAACAATAATCAATACCTTCGATCATTTTATGCTCCATTCATAGTTTCTACAGAAAATGCGTCATCTATATCTTCTTGCATAATATTTCCATTTGCAATACTATATCTACTTTCAACATAATCTTTGAATGATTTTTTTTCTAAGATAGGTAACCAGAATTCTTTTGTGTCGGTATCTTTAATTCTAAATTTCTTATCTTCAATTTCACCTGTTTCAACATCTACCCGTGAATACCAACCATTGGATGGTTTAACAACATGTTTGGACTCAAGAGCAATATCAAGGAGACCAGACCACTTACTAATACCACCATCAAAAGATACAGTGATAGGGATTTTAGATTTCTCTTTAACATATCGACTTTTTTCTACATTAATTATAAAATTATATCCAACAACTTCTGTTCCTTCTTTTTCTTGTTGACGACCAAGAATAAAAATGTTATCTGCGGAATAGTACGAACCTGTACCACCACCAACGATATCTTTAGGATATAAACCAATTTCTTTATAGGTATGATTGACAACAATCATTGGAATATCTTTCATTGTCAAATGAGGTGTGACCATTCTGAACAATGATTTTACTTGTTTTGCACGGCTCATATCAGCAACAGATTTACCTTCAAGTGCATCATCAACTTCTTTCTTCGATGCTAAGTTACCAATAGAATCAATAACAATTATAATTTTATCATCTCTATCTAAACTGGTGATTTGTTGCATGATATCAAATTTCAACTGTTCGATATCAGTAAGAGGGGTATGGAGCACACGATCGGTATCAATACCGAATGAATCGAAATAAGATTGAGGAGTCCCAAACTCGCTATCGTAAAATAATAGAGCAGCATCTTTGTATTTGTCCAAATAAGATTTTGCCATCAGTAGACTGAAGGCAGTTTTAAAATGTTTTGATGGACCTGCCCACATGGTAAGACCAGGCGTTAGGCCACCATCTATTCTTCCACTCAATGCAATATTTATTGCTGGAATTGCAGTAGGAATAAAATCTTTTTCTAAGAAGAATTTAGATTTTGATAGAACAGCAGACTCTTTGATGCTACTGTTCTTTTTGATTTTGTCAAGTACGCTCATAGTTTTCCTTTAAAATTTACCACCATCAAGATGAGGTTTCTCACGAAATGATAATGCATCATCATCATACTTTGATTTAGTTATAGGAGGAATTGTTTCTCCTGACGCTTCATCTATCATTATGAGATTTTCTTTTTCCACTTCAATTTTTGTTGAGACTTCATCAGTTTCTTTTGCTTTTTCTTTTGGAACAAATACCGGTATATCTAAATTGACTTCTGTTTTCTTTGGTACAGATGACGGTTTCTCAGATTTTTGTTCCTTCAATGACATATTTCCTGCTATCAATAATAACACGGCAAGAGGATCAAACACAAGCATAATCAAAATAATTACCACACGAACTGCTTTATCAATAATATCTCTATCTGAACTACCATAGATTAATTCGGCAACATATTTAATCGGGCCGAAATCCGATTCAGCCTTGCGGAGCTCATTCGCAAGTGGCGCCTTTTCATCCGTGAGTTTGGTAATTTCTTTTTGTTGCCTCGCAATTTCATCAGTAAGTTGTATGCGCTCTTTCTGTTGGGTTTTGCGGATTTGAACCGACCGCTCTGCTCCTTTCGCATCTTCTGTTCGTACCATGACTTGATCCACAGCCGCATCAAGCTGTTTAAGTGCCAACTTGTTTGCATCTATATTCTCCTTCACTGTTCTAATCTTCTCATCATATAGCATTACTTTATCTGCAATAGGACCAATCATAGTCGATTGCTCTAAATGAGATTTTGATAGGTAACCAAAAATACCCATCGAGGTGATAAACATCAATACTACAACGGCAAGCGTCAAATATGTTTTTAGTAAAATTGGTATAGTTTTCCAGTTTCGATATAACCATGAGGTCGTAATAACTTTAGCAAATTCTAAACTAGAACCCATGACAACAACAGGCCAAAAAGCACCAACAAATATTGATGCTA